AACTAAACGACACTCTTTCATCGTCTTTATCTGATTTAAATGGATAAACTACATGACGCAAAGAATTTGGAAAAAGAAACCATTGGCGAACCTCAGGCAAAATTCTATAATTAGCATCGGTAAACATATTCTCAGATCCTTCAATGAACTCAATATTGCCAGAGGCATCATTAAAAGTTTTGGCATTATCAACAGCTTTCATTGAGTCTGGTATATTTAAATACCCAACGCAGCTTAAATCATAATTCCCCTTTATATATTCTGTGTGTGTATGTGCTGGATTAAAATCATTAGATTTCTGAACAACGTACCATGCAGAGTTTATTAAAATATTTTTGATTTTATCATTTTTATAATGTGCATTGGTATAAGATTTAATAATAGGATCAAAAAATAATCTTTTCCATTTAAGCATGACCTCAGGTGTAATTAAGTATTCGCTATCAACATGACCGACCAATCTTTCTGACCAATCATGGGTTTTTTGTTTTTCTTTGTCCTGTTTTATTTTTTTTAAATCTTCGTTAAAATCTTTTACAAGCTCTAAGGGTAAATCTGCTTTTGCTATTGTTGAGCCAAATGGCTTAAACATTTTAAATTTTATTTCATCACTCATAAATCATCTAAATTTTGTAAATCTTCAATTGGTATAGCATAACAATAGGGTCTTGTCTGTATGCCAAAATTTGTAAGATATTTGTCATCAATATCATTATGATTAGAAAACCAACCTAAAATTGAAAAGTCAGGGTTTTCATCAATAACCAAAACAAACTTAGCTTTTTTATCACTTGGTCTAATTATTAAAGTGTTATTTGGTTTTTTATATTGTGATCTAATCTCAATCCCACCTGATACATCTGTTTCATTATAATTTTTATATTCATGGCTATAGCTGCCATTCCAATACTTATCAAAAGCTTTACAGAAAGCCAACTCAGCACAAGCACCAGAAACTCCTAAAGCAATTGTTTTATCAATTGAACCTTTGTAGCCATGACCAAAAGTCCGACCCATTTTTTGATTTTCTACAAATCGTCTAGTTGCAACATCGGCTGCTAATTGTATTTCAAAAGGTTCAAGTTTTATTTTTTTCATTTTCACTTTCTTGTATTTCTTTATCAATAGACTCAAAAGTTCTATCGCTGTGCATATTAAACCAACACTCAGCACAGTAGTGTCTACCTCTCTCAACTACATCTGCTTTCATACCACAGGTACGACAAATTCTATAATCACCATAAATATTCATTAATTATTTTTCTTAAATTTTTATTTTGTTTCAAGATTGTTACATACTCTTCAGTTAATAAGGCTGTTTTTTCCTCACCAATTTTATTTATGTCAACTTTATTAAGATAACAGATTATATGCCATAATTCATGGAATAAGGTCTTTGTAAGCATTTGTTTTGACAATTTTGATGATAATTCCAATAATAGCTTATGAGGGTAAAATACACCATATAACCCTTGTAATGGCTTAAATTTGACCTTTATTCGCTTATTTTTATATTTAAATGACCGAATACCCATATCAACTTAGTATAGAAAAAAATGTTAAAATCAAGTATTGCTTTTGTTCTCATTATGTATATAAACAAATCATGCTGAAAAAAATAGGCAAAGAATGGAAACATAAGAAACAAGGGGGGTGTTTTTCAAGCGATCATTTAAGCCCAAGTCAATTAGGTAAAAATATAGATCAATGGTTTTTTGACTACTGCGTTTTAGATGAAAAGGATAGAAAAGCAATACCCCCCAATCTTAAAATGATTTTTGGTGGTTTAGCTGGTCAAGCTATGCAAGATATGATTACTGAAAATCTTACATTGAACCAAGTTATGAAAGGAAAGGATGCTTAAAGAACTAGCCAAACTACAAACATTTAATAGAAATTGTTTAAAACAAATCAAAAAACAAGATAGTCAATTAAGAGATAGGGATGATATGATTACTAAGCTTGGTGATGAAATTGTTAATCTTAAAAATGAAATAGAACAATTAAAAGCAATGAAAGGGAAATCCGATGACAAAAAATCAGGAAACACAAGAAAAAAATAAAGGATCATTTAAAGAAAGAAGAAAACAATGTCTTTCCAAAACAAATGATATACCAACAGTAAATATAAAAGGTAAAAAATATTCAACTGTAAATGAAAGACATAAACACTTGTTACAATTTTTTCCTGAAGTAAGATTAAATGAAATAATCTTACACCATGACGAACAAAGAGTAGTAATTAAAACCGAACTTTATATTGGTGATACTATTTATGCTGTGGGTCATGCAGAGGAATATAGAAATGCAAATTTTATAAACAAAACAAGTGCTTTAGAAAATTGTAGTAGCAGTAGTTTAGGAAGATGTATAGCTGCTTTTGGATTATCAGGTTCAGAATATGCTAGTGCAGAAGAATTAGTAAATGCTTTAAGTAATCAAAACAATAAATCAATTAATGGGTTTGATGATAAAATTAATTTACAAACAACCGAAACAAAATTAAATTCTTTGTATCAAGATTGGGTAGCTTATAAAGAAGGAATTGAAAAAAAATTTACCACAAAACAAAACATTATAAAAAAACAAGGAGGACATAATGCAACAAAGTGGAAATAAGAAAGATAAGGATTTTGCTATTTTTCCTTATGATATTAATGATGAAAGAGCAGTTAAGCTTGATTACTCAGGAAATGTAAATTTAAAAAATGGTAAGAAAGGCACAATACTTGGTGTTAAAGGTGTATCTAAAGATGGCAGCAAAAAATTTATAAAAATTTTTGCCCAAGTTGGTGTGCTTTTCAAAGGCGATGATAATAAATTTACAGGTAACATGAATTATCCTGATGCTGGTGGTGGGTCTTTAATAGGCTGGGCAAATGATGCTGGAACTGTCTTATCAGGGTATAATAATGAGAATAAGGAGGAGGCAAAACCTCAACCATCAAGACAACAATCATTTTAGCTCCTTAAAGTCATATGAAAGTTGCTTTGATACTCATTATAGTCGTAAGTAGCAGTAGTTATAAAATGGTTAAAGTACCATTTATATCCCTCTCTGCTACTTGCGATGAAATGTTTAATCAAACTGTTAAATTTGTAAAAAAAGAACATGGTAATTATGCTGAGTATAAAGGCTGGTCTGTTGCAGCTCATTATTGCTTAGACAAAAACAATAATTTTTATTTAGGTTACAATGGATAATATAAAATTTTTAAATTCAATTGAAAAACTATTAAGAGAAAAGCAGCAAAGTTATGGTAGCTTTGATGAAACAAGCTTTATTATGGCAAAAATTGCTGAAAATTATTTAAGCTTACACAATAAAAAAGAGGTAAAAGTGCCTTATAAATTCTTTGGATTATTTATGATAATGCTTAAATGTTGGCGAATAATGCAGCAAAAATCGTACAAAAAAGACTCACATGATGATATTGCTGGATATAATGAATTACTTAGAAGGTTATTTATAAATGAAAACAACACCAAGTAAAAGACCGATGACACCCAACATGAGGAAACTATTGCAATTCATAAGTGAATACTATACAAAACATGAATATATGCCTACTTATGACGAAATGCGAATTAAGATGGGATATAAAAGTAAAAATTCAATCAGTATGTTGATTGAGAAACTTGAACAAAGAAAAGATATAAAAGTAGTAAAAGGTTATAGAAGGAACATAGAGCTAAATGGCTAAAGTAAAAAAAACTTCTGATTACGAAATGCTTGTTCAGTTTGAAGAGATTTTTGAGGATAATTCTGTTGAAAGTGCAACAATGAAAGCAGAAACTCAAAAAGTGCCTAGTGAGTTTGCACAAGTAAAAATCACCGACAGCAAATTCAACAAGGCTAATATAAAAATAATCGGTGAGGAGAACAATGACTCTAAGAAATAGTAACCTTAGACTCTACAATAAACTTCAGAAATGCCATGATAAAGTAATGTCTGGCAAGGAAAGAAGGCAAGATATATCTACATTGAAAAGTGTAAAGGAGTATATCAAGACATACAGAAGAATTGTAGAAGGTGAAAACAAAGATGCTTTGCATCTATACTAAGTAATTAGTATAAAACAGATAAAAAAGCATAGGGGTCATATACTCTAAATAAAAGGAAGGATAAAAATGGAAATACCACCAATCTATAAACAAATCGGTAAAAGAATAAAATCTGCAAGAAGAAGTAATTTTAGAACCATAAAATTTATGATTGAGAAAGATGTTGGTAAAAAATTTGTTACTCAACAAGAATTAGCAAAAATTTTAAATGTTTCTTTTCAAGCTGTTGGTAGGTATGAAAAAGGTTTAATGTGCATATCAATAGATAAATTGATGACAATAAGCAATTATTTAAATAAACCATTAGATTATTTTTTAAATCAAGATGTAGAAGAACATAATGTTTATCCCAATTGAGGAAAAATTAAAAAAAATAATACCAGACTTAAATCAAAGAGAGGAGTTTGACCATTATGTTAAAATCTTACCTAA